TGAAAGTAAAGCAGGAACTTGAAATGAAGAAGATGGACCATGAGCATGAAGCCAACATGCGCCGTATCGACGGCGAACTCATGGCCCAGGAGTGGGCTGCGCGTACCCAAGTGGCGACTATCGAAGCCACCGCGAAGGAGACTGTAGCGGCAGAGACATCGTTCGCTGCATCATTCGGCATGGAGCCTAAGCAGTATAGCGCCAGGGCCAATATAGGGCCTGTGGCGGGCTTTATGCTGGTGCTGCTGGACTTCGTGCGCGGCATCGTTCGCCCTGGCCTCACGATCTATCTGTGCGCGATTACGACCCTAATCTACGTCGAGGCCCGCACCATCATGGCCGGGGTATCGTTCGCCACTGCTGACGCTATGCGCGTCCATGACCTGATCGTAAACACCATTATGTATCTCACGACCACCTGCGTATTGTGGTGGTTTGGCACACGCAACAGCCAAAAACCACCTGGAAAATAGGGAACGAACATGAAGAAGCTGAAGTAAATCAAAAACCTTTGCGCCAACCCCAATTATCTGTTCCTACGCGGTGTGATTTTGTCCCCCGTTCTTGTGCTGTGATTTTCAAGACCCTTGCTTGATGCGCGACTGAACCAATGCTTCTTTTTAAGTGCTGGGCTATCAAGAAAACAGGAGAACTTGCATACACTTTTTTTAAATATTCGTTCTCTTGCATCGTCCAGTACCTTGAGCGACTGGCTGGTAATTCAATCTGGTCTTCAATCTTTAGCTTAACGACAGGTTCTGTTTTCTTTTCAATAACCGGGTATTTTATGTGATTTGTAATTCTATTCATTTTTTACCTGCTTTCGTAAAGTTCATCATCGGTCAATTTAAACTCTTGAGCTTTACCAATATGATCAACATTAAGGATGATCAAACCCCTGTCTTTCCATTCTCTGGTACGTGACGGACTGATGCCAGTATAGAATTGCCGCATAATGATAAAGTCCGAAGAATTCAATATTTGACACAATTCTTCCAATGACTTTGCTGGATGTTCAGCAATAACTTGTTGAACCAAATTGTTCTTAAACGATGGCAAATTCATCGTAATTGTAAATTTCATGTCCGTTCCTAAAGTATTCAATAAAAGTTGCTTTGGAGCGGATGATAGCAAACTATTTAGGTTTTGGCTTTAAGTTAGCAAACGGCGGCGCCTTCTTAAACGCCGCCGCTCTGCACTAAACTAAAAAGGAAGTTAAACGGTCATCGATAACTTTATGTAGCTTTGCATGCCAATCGGGAGCGTTGTCTTTAATGGTGGCGCGCACGTCCTCAGTTTCTTGTAACCATTGATTTAGCGTATCAAAACTTGAATCAAATTGGCTTAAGTCTTTGCGAAGTTTTTTCGCCAAAGCCTCCCAATCGGTAACTTCTTCAACGACTGTTTCAGGCTCTTTAGCAACCAGCTTTGCTTCCAAGCTTCTGACCTGAGCAGAGCTTGAAGGGCGAGGTTCTGGATTGGACGACGCCAACGTGATCGCAGGAATATCGTGTACTTCTGCGTCGATCTCGTTCTCAAGCTGCATGGCGCGGCGGAAGGCATCGCTTTCGCTCGACATGGGCATATACTTAGAACCAGCGCGCACTGCCGTTTTGCGGACCATTTCGCCTTCGTCAGTCGCCCAGGGCGTAGACTTTATCTTGCCAGCCTTAAACGCTTTGTATCCTTCCGAAGCACTTTTCGCACGGTCGATACGCTTCTTATCAACAACTTCAAAACTTTTATTGCCTTCCTTGCTGACCCAGACAACATACCCATGAGTGATCTCTCCGCGATTACCAGGGGCAGGCTTATGAATAAGCTTTTTCTCAAGACCGTATTCAACTTCAAACATGTCATTCTCGTGTACCTCATGTGCGTAAATATCGGCGATCTCGCCGGTCTGACGGGCAAGCTTCATCAATCCACCAGCGCGCGGGCGACATTGCGCCAACGAACCATGAGGACCCCAGACTGGGAGGATGTCGCACTCCTTCAGGTTCGGATTCAAAGACAATCCAAGTTCCGCAGCATCTGCCGTCGAACGCAGCAGAGAGGCAGGCGTACATTCCAGAAGCTTCGGGTTATTGGACACAGCCATAACAACCATGGCCTGAAACTTCTCAAACGAAATGTGAGCCGGAACCATCTTCTGGATCATTGGCGCAGCAAGCTGTAATTCATGCTTGAAGTTATCAATCGGCGACAGCGCCGTACCTTTTACATTAGACATTTTATTATTCCTTTGCCTTTGTGATTGTGGTTTTCAAATAGCCTTTGCGGGCATTAATAATCGTACCAACCATATCGGTAGTTACTTCTTTGCCGGGGTTATCAGCTATCTTCGTTAGTTGCATTTTGTAATTGCCGTAAGTTGCAACTGCCTTACCGTCGTTGCCGATGCCGGAATCCAACACCATTTTTACCAATTCAGCTTTTGCGGCGTCGGCGCGTTTATCCGCATCCTTAGCTTCTTCGTTCGCCTTCAAATAGTTTTCAAACAATGCAAGTGATGTCGGCGATAGATCAATTGTACGCAACGGTTGGTTCTTAGCCAAGTCAAAGATAGCATCCGCATCACGCGAAAAGTCGATCGGTGGTTCGCGGTTCTCTTGGATATCGTTCCAAAAGCTTTTTATGTTTTTACGGATTTCGGCAATGATTATGTCAGAGCGCGGAATTATCATGCGACGAACTGTGCCCCCGATAAACGCGATTAACATACCACTACAACCGCCAACGCATGCAATCTGCTGCTGTACTTGCAGCATGTAGTAATCAGGCATTTGCGTTATCTCATCGCCCTCCCACTTCCAACCGTCGTTTCGTTCCACCCACTTGATCTCGACTGGAACAATCCCTTCCGGCGTTGCCATGGCATAATCCAACGAGGCGCCCATGCCGATGCAATCGTCGTCAGTTGCGTATGTATTGACCTTCTCCATCACCAAGCCAAATTCTTCTTTCGCGTAGCTGGCGATGGCCGGTTCAAAGTGCCGGCCACGGCGCATTGAACTATTATCATCAAACTTCTCAAGCTTGCCGCTCTTCAACATGAAGAGCTTCCACTTTGTCATCCAAGGGCTGATGCCAAATAGTGCAGCGGTCTCAGAGGCCCCAATGTGATTGGAACGTATGCCGTGCCATTCATTTGCGTTCTTAAATTCAATAATAGTCATTTCAATTCCTTACGGTGTGATAATCCAAACAAAATAAATCATTAGAAAAATAGAAAACAAACCAAGAGTAGACACGATAACTTCGATGCACGGTTTCATTGTTCCAATACCTCATCGATAGAAAGCTTTACGTATTGTAGAAATTTTTCCAAATCTTCAATGCGATTAATGGCGCGGCGAAAGAGGCGTTTGTCCTCCCCCGAAGCTCTGTCCCGCGCCGTAATCAAATCCATTTTAATGTCTTCGGTGTTTATTGTGTCCACAGCTATTCTCCTTTAGTTAACGTGTCTAAAGCGGCGTCGGCAACTGCCTGCTTAGAGATTAAAGATTGTGCGATCTTGGCGTCGATACTGCCGTCCAGGACGATATGCTGGACCAAGACGCTATTGTGCTGGCCGATCCGGTGAGCGCGGTCTTCGGCTTGGGTAACGTCGGCTGGAACGTAGCTTAGTTCCGCAAAGACGACCGTAGACGACGCTGTCAGCGTATGGCCCACGCCCATGGCCTGGATGCCGCACACGATCAGGCGGCACTTGTCGTCAGTCTGGAAGCGGCGCACCGAGGCATCACGCTCATCAGTCGTGTAGTTGCCGTGTGCGATCTCGGAGCCGGGGAACGCAGCAGCGATTTGATCAATCACGTCGCGGTGGTGAGCAAAGCAAATCACCTTCATGCCCTGTTCTTCGACCAGTTCTTTCAAATGCTCAACAACGTAGGGCACTTTCTTAAGCGCGGTCTGGTGGCGGATTTCTGCGATCTGGTAAAAATCAAAATTGTTGCGGCGCCCGCTTAACTCTTTCACGGCATCTTCGTAAGCACGGTCGTCGTTAGCAGCTTTGGCAAGATCGGCCTTGATCTGGAGGGCAACGAGATCGGCTTCAAAACTGTCGGTCTGCGCGCGCTCAGCGGCAACAATATCGTCTGCCGTGATCTCAATGATCTGACGGCGCTTGGCAGGCAGTTCAGTCAGCACCTGCGACTTCAGGCGTCTGACCATCACAGTCGAGCGCAGCTTGTCTTGAAGTTCACTGAGGTTTGACGCGCCGTCAAAGTTCCACCCGAAATTACTGCGATACGCGCTGCAATAACGTTGCGCGAACGACCAGAAATCGGGCCACGACGCCGGGTCGAGCGCATGGAGCAGCGCATACAAATCGCGCGGTCGGTTAGTCAGCGGTGTGCCGGTCAAGAAAATCTTGCGACGCGCGTTGATGCCTCGCTCAGACTTTCCGCCGATGATCTTTTGGGTGCGAGCAGCGTCACCGTTTTTGCAGTAATGTGCTTCGTCGAGGATCAGCACATCCCAATTACGTTCGCGCAACAAAACGCGCGACAAGCAGTTGCGCGAGAAAATATCGTAGTGCGCGATCACAATTTCGGTGTCGGGCGTCACCTTGGTTTCTGCAATGCCGATCGTACGCGGCACGACCAACCATTTTTCCAGTTCGCGCTTCCAATTGTTTCGCAGGGACGCGGGGCACAGGATCAAGATGCTCTTGGCAGTCGAATCGAGGTTGATCGCGCCGCAGGCCTGTATCGTCTTTCCGAGGCCCATGTCGTCTCCAATCAAGACGTTGGCGCGATCGTGGGCAAACGCAATGCCAGCTTTCTGGAAGGGCAGGTAAGACAATCCAGCGGGCGCCGGGATATCAATGTTGGCGTCGATCGCGCGGCTGGCAATCTTTGCTGCTGCGTAAACAGCAACCGTTTGCTCAAATGCGGCAACGGCGGTGACGTCGGCATATTCGCGCAGCTTCGCGGCGGCGGTGACGTCGCCCGTGTGCCAACGCTTGTTTGCCGCATCCCAGCGGAAACCAGCGGCCTTGGGCAGGTGGCGGGTTTCGAAGCCGCCGCGCCATACAAACATTTTATCTTCTAGGGTCAATGATGGCATGTGTCTCTCCAGACATTGTGTGTGACCGCCCAACCGGCGGCACACGGATTATACAGGGGTGTCAGAAATGAAACAACCCCCTAAATCAGGGGGCTGCTCCGGGGATTGAGTTGGGTGATGACGGGCGCCCAACTCTTGTCAATTTTTGTACGCACCAAATTGTTTCACGTGAAACAATTTATAGCGTTTCTGCAAACGCGGAAACGGGAGCGATTTCGGGTTCCAAATTGCCGCTATAGTCGGCGATCACGTCGTTGCCGTCGTTGCCGTACACAAGGTGGACCCAGCCTGTCCGAATGTGGCTGGGGGCG